CGGTGTAGTTGATTGTGCGAACCACTTCGCGGTTGATTTCCGCAAGGATTTCAGCAGACAGAATGTTCGCAAGTTCTGATTCGGCATCCAGACCATGGATAGCCTTCAGATCCTGCGCCAGTTCCATCGTGTATTCAGCCTTCAGGGCGCGTGACACTGCAGTCACGGCAACCTTCTCGACTGAGAACGCCATTTGCTGGAATGCATTGGATGAACCGTCACCCAGAGCTTCCGCACGAGCTGTTGACATACCGGTTGATACGGTATAGCCTGAAGCACCTGCCTTCACGCGGCCTGTAGGATCTGTACCGTCCTGAACGCGACCAGATGAAGTATTCGCGACAACAAAGCGAGAAGCTGTGTTACCACCAGCCGCTGTAGTGAATGTTGTATTCGCTTCATTGAATAGGGCTTCTGTGCCTGTCTGTGACTCATAACGTGAACGCAGAGCGAAGATCAAGCCTGTTGGGCCTGTCATCGGCTGCACGCCGCAGATGTCATAGGCGATCAGGTTTGGCATTGAACGACGAACCAGTGAGATAAGCACTGGATCGAAGATATCGATATTACCTGCTGAAGCTACTGATGAAGAAGCACCCATCGCATTTGCGGGAGCAGCTTCACCTAGCAGACCAGGCGCACGGTAGCCGCCTGAGCCAATCGCTTGCTGGCGTGAGTCATACTCTTGGTTTTCCAAGAGCTGAGCCAGCACGGCACGCTTATGTGAATCCTTAACGGAGGGGAGGTCACCATGGTCGATGACCGCGCCCCACTTCTGGATCAGAGACTCTGTATTCATGGTAGTTCCCTTTCCTAGGAATATTGGCTATTTAGCCGATCAGAACTTTTTAACGGTGCGTGAGATTGCTGAGACATAAGCGGACATCGGCCCTGAAGTCTGCTCATTGATATTTTCAATGGGATCAGAATCAAGAGCAGACTCTGTGAGAACTGACTTCAGAGCAGCCTTACGGCCTGACGGGAAGTAGCCTTCACGGAGGTCTTGTAGCTTAGATGAGAATGACTCAACATCGTTAAATTCAACAGATTCAGCAAGCTTACGCATCTTTTCAGCTTGCACATCTGTCAAACCTTCTGTCGCTTCCGCGATCAGCGCACCACAAACTAGAGCTTCATTTTCTGCACGAAGCTCAACTGACTTTTCAATTTCGCTATTCAGAGCGGCTGTCAATTCTTCAACCTGTGAAGCTAGCTGCTCAACTACATCTTCTTTACCTTCTGGTACGTCGATGTAGTGTTCGCTAAAGAGATTACGAAGACCTGACATGAATGAATTTACGATTTCAGAACGCAGACCCGTTTCAACGGCCAGCTTGTTTTCATCCATCCACTGCTCAACAACGTGATCAAGATAAGAGTCAAGCTCTTCCACAACTTGATTTACACGCGAATCAACAGATTCTTCGATTTCTGCCTCATGAACAGCGGCCATTTCTTCCAGCTTCTCATTGATCTTAGAAACGAGAGCTGTCTGGAAGATGTCAGAAACTTTATTCTTGAAATCTTCTGAAACTTCAGCACCTTCAAAGATAGCGCGAACATCATCAGCGATATCCAGGTCTTCTGATGTCACACGAGCCGGCTGAGAAATTTTAGATGAACCTTGCAAAGGAGCAGAATGTTCACCGTCAGGTAGACCCATGACCTTCGCATATGTTGCTTTCAGATCACCCTTTTTCATCTTTGTCACTGTATTCACGATGGCAGAAACCATCGCTGAACGTGACGCAGGGTCAACAGAAGTTGGTGATGTGCGGATGATACCATGCTCACCACCCTTATCACCACCGGGAGGTGTAACTTTGTTACCAACTGCATCGGGAACGTGAGCGCCAGTGGCATCCACCTCGTCGATCTGCTTTCTTTCGTTCATTTCCTGTCTCCCTTGGGACTTAGATGATGATCTTATGATATTTATAAAATACGGCTATTATAGCTTAGAAATAAAGCTGCGGAATACGTCAAGCACTTCTGATTCTGTGCGGCGTGAGCGAGCAGCTTCATTTATGCGATTCTTATAACCAGCAATATCAACTTCTTTCAAAATTCCATTATCCCAAACCCATTCTTTACCTTCCATAACGCCATGCACAAATGCGTCTGGAGCCGAAGGGTCGGCGACAATATCCGCAGCTGTTGCTAGATGAAAGTCATCTTGAACTTCCATGCAACCGTTACGTTCCTTTAAAGAACCCATACCACGAGTAGATACCCCAAGACGAGCACCTTCATCCATAAGATTCTTGACAATATTACCGTATGGTGTATCCATGATCTTGGCACGACCGATGTAATTATTACCATCTTCGCGCAATTCTTTGATCATGTGTGATACACGCTCAAGATTGATGGTCGGACCTGATGGATGACCAAGCTCACCATAAGCACGATTTTGTTTAATATGTTCATCAACATATCGATTAACTTCGCGCTCCATGATATGCTTTGGATATGAACGGTTATTGCGGTTTTTCTGTTCGGCCTGCATAAACACGCCTTCAATGAAATAACTGCGACCACCGCGCTCATTGGCTTCGGTGATAACTTTCAATTCTTCATTGACTTCGCATATGAGTTTCATTGAAGTTATTCCTTAGTAAGATGAGCCACCGGCAATTACCGGGCGTTTATGCAGCTTGATTGTCAAGCTAGATGGACCAGTACCAGTCTTTGTCACCACAACGTTAGCAGCAGCTTCACCACCAGTTTCAATTGCCATACCTGAAGCTTGAAAATCAAACGTGCCTACGGTAGCAAGATTTAACACAGTATTAGCACCACGCTTTACCGTATAATATGCACCGTTTGTGGTTGACCATGAAATAACAGAGATCAACATTTCTTGAACTGTTTCACCTGCTGAATTAGCAGCCACAACAGCATTAGAACTGTTTAGAGCAATATATCCACCGGCAGAAAAATTGCCTGTAACATAACCACCCTTGATACCTTTGTTGACTACACGATCAATGGCCATCTTCTGACTCCTGTGCGTCAATACTAAATGCAAAATCGATTAGCTCGCGGAGACCTTCTGCGCTAGATGAACCAATCTCAATAAATTTCTTAGCATTTTCATCTTCAAGCAGCGAATATACTTCAGCCAACTTTTCAGCGATTGTATCTTCTACATCAACATGACCATCTTCAAAAATTACGCGGCCGCCAATGCGAGATTCTACAATACGAAGAATTCCAAATTGCATTGATTCGCGGAATTGCTTGATTGATACTCTAGGTGTCTTTTCAGCAAACGGAGCAACCGCTGATGGTGAAGTGCGAACTGGTGATGTCTCACCACCGCGTTTATCAGCATAATTTGTTGGTGTCTGCTTTGTATAAGAACCTAGCTCAGGACCTTTTATAGTTGAAGTTCCTTGATTGATTTTTTCACGCTCACCAATTTTAGGTTCATCACCGGCACGATGATGAATACGTGACTTAGTATCAGCTTGGTTCTTATTATTGTCTTGGTCACCAAAGTCTGTCGTGGTGGATGTATGCATGGCCTTGAAGGCCTTTTCACCAGCAGCTTTTGGCTCAAGAGATCCAGATTCATCGTCATCTACTGTAGTATCAGAACGATATGTACGCTTTTTAGCTTGAACTGTGGCTACATATGCAGCTTCACGGAGACGAGTAGCCTTCTCCCTAATGTCTTTAAGAGTCTTGGCCATCGGTATCCTCCGTCGAATTTGTGTTAGGAGTTGCATCACCAAACATCTGAGATGCTATGCTAACCTTCTCGATATCCATACGGTTAACCAATTTATCCATCAATATGCTTTTGATGGTTTGAGAAAATTCTACTGGATTATCAGAACGAAGGCTATCTACGGCATCGCGAATAGAATCAAATGACATTATAATAAACTCCTATATTTGTCTTATACCATATTTATAATAAAGTCAATGAATAGCAGGCCATCTTTTAATTTCATTACTAATCATTGATTCATGTTGTTCCAAAGAATCATTTGGATTTGAAATATCTTGAGATTCAATTCCAAGGGTTTCAAGTTTTTTGCGTATTTCAGTTTGATTGATTGATGCCATTATAATACGATTTAGTTCTTGACGTATAGGTCTTGGGGTGTTTGATTTAACCCAAAATGCTTGAAATGCATAAAATTCATTATCGATATTTAATTCTTTCCATGTAGGTACATCTGGAAATGATGATCTACGAGTGCTTGAACTAATGATTAAAGGTCTACCACCCGCATCAACCAATTGTCTAGCAGCAGGAACCTCAACTGACATAATATCTATTCTACCAGCAGCAAAATCTACTGTTGCAGGAGCATAACCGCTATAGGGTACATTAAGCATTTTTCCATTAATTGCATCTAAAAATATCATAACACCCATTCCAGCTATACCACCTCCACCAATAGAAACAAATGAAAGAGATTCTGGTGAACTTCTAATTCTATTAATAAATTGATTAGCATCTATTATTCCAGATGTTCTGGATGCAACTGTTACCAATGGTGTTTTAACTATGACGCTTGCTATGGATACTTCTTTTAATAAATCAATACTCAAATTAGGATTAAATCTTCGAACAGCGGTCAAACCATTACCGGTTATCATTATCATATGCCCATCTGAAGGTTGGTTTAACATATGATGTGCACCAACAACAACAAATCCACCTGGTCGGTTTTCAACAATAACAGGTTGGCGTATTTCATTTGAAATACCTTCGGATACAATGCGCGCTAGATTATCAGCATATCCTCCAGCATTAAAAGGAACTACTATTCTTAGTGGTCTCTGTCCAAAATATTGATATTGACTTTGGGCAGAGGCGACAAAGCTAGAAAACAATAAGCAAACAAAAGTTAATATTCTAAACATAATATCTCCATAAATTATGGGTACAATTGAATCCCGGTTGAATCATATATGTAGATCGGTGCAGCGGTGGTTGCTCCATCAGGATAACGGAAACCTCCAGTGGATGAGCGAACTATACCACTTACATCAAGTGCAGTATTTGGATTGGTTTTACCGATACCAATTCTATTGAATCCTGCATGAATAAACAATGTACCAGAATCAATATTCAAGATGTTACCGGTTGTGACGGTATTTGCATTGACCGTTAGAATATCCGCAGCATTATCACCAATAACTGTATTGCCAGATGATGTTAATGAGTTGGTAACAGTCAATTTATTTGTTGAAGTATTACCTGATACTGTTAGATTGGTGCTAATTGTAGCACGACCAGTATGTGCTAGCAGACCAGATGTTGTAGGATTACTTTTTGTTGCATATAAAATAGAGGCATTAGCAACCTGTAATCTATCAGCAATCAATGTGCGAAGTGCTGTATTGGTTCCTGTTAGATTTGTATTCAGATTACCTATAGCAAGATTGGTGTTCGCAAGCTTTGTTGATGCATTTGCTTTTGTTTCATATATTACGGCAGCATTAGCAACCTGCAATCTATCAGCAATCAACGTGCGAAGTGCAGTATTTGTAGTTATAAGATTAGATTTGACATTAGTAATTGCTAGGTTTGTATTAGCCAATCTTTGATTAGCCGATACCTTAGTTTCATACAAAGCTGCGGCATTAGCAACTTGCAGGCGATCTCCAATAGTCAATCTAAGTGCAGTATTTGTTGCCAATAGATTTGTATTCAAATTACCAATAGCAAGATTGGTATTTGCTAAAGCCGCTCTTTCTATAGTTTTAGTTTGATATATTGCAGAAGCATTGGATACTTGCAATCTATCAGCAATCAATAAACGTAATGCGGTATTCGTACCTGTAAGGTTAGTTTTAACATTGCTAATTGCTAGATTGGTATTAGCAAGTTGATTCTTGATGAATGAATTGGTATTTGCAAGCTTTGTCGCTGCATTTGCTTTTGTTTCATATATTACGGCAGCATTAGCCACCTGCAATCTATCAGCAATCAACGTGCGAAGTGAATTATTGGTACCTGTCAGATTTGTATTCAGGTTACCAATAGCAAGATTGGTATTAGCCAACCTAGCATTAGCAGTCACCTTAGTTTCATACAAAGCTGCGGCATTACTAACAGCAAGCTTGGTGTTTATTAGAGCAACCGTAGCAGTATTCTGTGCAAATCGTCCTTCAAGATTATTACCATTCAGAATAATTTTTGGTGTTCTGATAGTATTAACATTGAGATTAGCAAGCTTGAAAGATGGATCTGATACAATGATATTTGTATTTGGCTCTACATTATAATCACCAAAGAGATACCATTCTTTATTTCCAGTATCTCTAAAGAAACCAGCATGTTTTCCAGAACCATAATGACCAAAGAAACCAATATCAAGTACATCAGCTGTACTATTTGCTGCTAGATGTAATAGACCATCATCTGTAGTGATCGTAAGTAACCGCTGAAATGTTGTATTACCCACAACATTTAATTTACCACTAATAGTAACATTCGCAGCAAAATTGACATTGCTTATGATGGATTGACTACTAGAAGAAGTCTTATTCAAAAAGTTAGTATTTACATAACTATTTGATGCCGCATAAGCTTTTGTTGCAAATTTTGCATCAGCATTAGCAATTTGCAATCTATTCGCAATCAGCGTGCGAAGTGCTGTATTGGTTCCTGTTAGATTTGTATTCAGGTTACCAACTGCAAGATTTGTATTTGCAAGCCGTGCATTTGCCGTTGATTTTGTTTCATAGGTCGCAGCAGCATTAGCAACTTGCAATCTATTAGAAATCAATGTGCGAAGTGCTGTGTTGGTTCCTGTTAGATTGCTATTTACTAGAGATATGCGAGATGACTGTGTAGCTATTGATGAATTTGTATTTGCAAGTTGATTTTTGATGAATGAATTAGTGTTTGCAAGATTTGCAGCCGAGTTAGTTTTTGTTTCATATGTTGCGACTGCATTAGCAACCTGCAATCTATCAGCAATCAACGTGCGAAGTGCAGTATTGGTACCAGTTAGATTACTGTTTACCAAAGTTATGCGAGACGACTGTGTAGCTATTGATGAATTTGTATTTGCTAATCTTGCATTAGCAGTATCTTTAGTTTCATAAGTTGCAATTGCATTAGCTACCTGGAGGCGGTCACCAATTGCTAATCTAAGCGATGTATTTGTACCTAAAAGGTTTGTATTTAATCTACCAATAGCAAGGTTGGTATTGGCAAGCTTTGATGAAGCATTAGTTTTAGTTTCATAAATTGCGGTTGCATTAGCAACTTGCAATCTATCGGCAATCAACGTGCGAAGTGCAGTATTGGTTGAAGTCAGACCGGTCTTGACGTTAGTAATAGCAAGATTTGTATTTGCAAGTGCAGCACGTTCTATAGATTTTGTCTGATATATCGCAGCAGCATTAGCCACCTGAAGTCTATCAGCAATCAACGTGCGAAGTGCAGTATTTGTAGATGTAAGATTTGTGTTTAGATTACCAATTGCAAGATTGGTATTAGCCAAACGTGAATTGGCGGTAATTTTTGTTTCATATGTTGCGACTGCATTAGCAACCTGAAGTCTATCAGCAATTAACGTGCGAAGTGCCGTATTGGTACCTGTCAGATTTGTATTCAGATTACCGATAGCAAGATTAGTATTCGCAAGAATTTGTTTGACATAAGTGTTTGATGCTGCATATGCTTTTGTAGTAAATTTAGCATTTGCATTAGCAACTTGCAATCTATCAGCAATCAATGTGCGAAGTGCAGTATTGGTACCAGTTAGATTACCATTCAGATTACCGATAGCAAGATTAGTGTTTGCAAGACGTGAGTTGGCCGTAACTTTTGATTCATATGTCGCAGTAGCATTAGCAACCTGCAATCTATCTGAAATCAAACCACGTAAAGCTGTGTTTGTACCTGTCAGATTTGTATTAAGTCTACCAATAGCAAGATTTGTATTAGCCAGACGTGAATTGGCCGTAACTTTTGATTCATATGTCGCAGTAGCATTAGCAACCTGCAATCTATCTGAAATCAAAATACGAAGTGCAGTATTGGTACCAGTCAATGATGACCAAGATGCTTTAGTTGCAATATAAGAATTGGTATTTGCTAATATCTGATTTACATAAGAATTAGCGGCTTTAGTACCAATTAGACTTGTGATACTTGTTGAGAAATTTGCATTATTAGCTAAAGCATTAGCAAGCTCTGATAATGTATTCAGGGTTGTTGGTGCTGAATTTACTAAAGCTGATATTGACGAATCGACATATTGTCGAATTGAAGTATTTGTGCTAGTTAAAGCAGACCATGTGGCTCTAGTCGCAATATATGAATTGGTATTAGCCAAACGTGAATTGGCCGTAACTTTTGTTTCATATGTCGCAACTGCATTGGCAACTTGTAGACGATCAGAAATCAAAGTACGAAGAGCAGTATTGGTGCCAGTTAGATTTGTCTTGACATTATTGATTGCCTGATTGGTATTAGCAAGACGTGAATTGGCCGTAACTTTTGTTTCATATGTTGCAACTGCATTAGCTACCTGTAATCTATCTGAAATCAAAGTACGAAGAGCAGTATTTGTACCTGTCAGATTTGTCTTGACATTATTGATTGCTTGATTGGTATTAGCAAGACGTGAATTGGCCGTAACTTTTGTTTCATAGGTAGCAACAGCATTAGCTATCTGTAATCTATCTGAAATCAAAGTACGAAGAGCAGTATTTGTACCTGTCAGATTTGTCTTGACATTATTGATTGCTTGATTGGTATTAGCAAGAGCCGAATTAAATGTTGCATTAGAAACGCCACCACCACCTGCTGATACTGATGCAATATAAGCATTTGTGTTGGCAAGAATCTGCTTTACATAGGTATTAGAAGCCGCATATGCTTTTGTTGCGAATTTAGCATTTGCATTAGCTACCTGCAAACGATCTGCAACCAATGTTCTTATAGCGGTATTGGTTCCTGTCAGATTTGTATTAAGGCGCCCAATAGCAAGGTTTGTATTAGCTAGTGCTGCGTTAAATGTTCCTACGGATACTCCACCACCACCTGAAACGACAGATGCGATATATGCATTTGTATTAGCCAAATCAAGTTTTGCTTGATTTATGGTTTGGTATGTCGCAACTGCATTGGCAACTTGTAATCTATTCTTAATTGCAATGTTGGTATTTGCAAGACGAGCATTGGCCGTAGCTTTTGTTTCATAGGTTGCAGCAGCATTAGCCACTTGCAATCTATTTGATATCAAAGTACGTAATGCGGTATTAGTACCAGTAAGATTTGTATTTAAGTTACTAATAGCAAGATTAGTATTAGCAAGCCCACCACTACCTGATGATACTGATGCGATATATGCATTGGTATTTGCTAGAATCTGTTTTACATAGGTATTAGATGCAGCATATGCTTTTGTTGCGAATTTAGCATTTGCATTAGCAACTTGCAATCTATCTTTGATTGCAATATTAGTATTGGCTAAAGCCGCATTGAATGTTGCGTTAGAAACGCCGCCGCCACCTGCTGATACAGACGCGATATATGCATTGGTATTAGCAAGGATTTGCTTTACATAGGTATTAGAAGCGGCATAAGCTTTAGTAGCAAATTTGGCATTTGCATTAGCTACCTGCAAACGGTCTGCAACCAATGTTCTGATAGCAGTATTTGTGCCAGTTAGATTTGTATTAAGGCGCCCAATAGCAAGATTTGTATTAGCTAACGCCGCATTGAATGTACCTACAGATACCCCACCTCCACCAGATACTACTGAGGCGATATAAGCATTTGTATTAGCCAAATCAAGTTTTGCTTGGCTTATTGTTTGATATGTTGCAACTGCATTGGCAACTTGCAATCTAGTTTTAATTGCAGCATTGGTGTTGGCAAGAGCAGCACGCTCTACAGTTTTTGTCTGATATGTTGCAGCCGCATTAGAAACTTGTAATCTATCAGAGATTAAAGTACGCAGTGCAGTATTAGTGCTAGTTAAATTACCTTTAACATTTGTAATCGCAAGATTTGTATTAGCCAAAATCTGCTTAACATATGTGTTAGATGCTGCATATGCTTTACTAGCATATGTGCCAGTAAGATATACATTTGATACCAAAGTTTCTGTTTGGCCTGATTGCGTGATAACCTTAAGCTGACCAGTAGTGCTAGATTTTAAAACAGTATTACCTAAGAATATCGTGCTACCACTTAAATACAGATTTGCATATCTACGCCCAGG